GGTGGAGGAGATGCAACGGCTGGAGAGCGTGGAGCGGCCGGATGGCGATGATGCGGTGGCGCGGTTGCGGGTGGCGCTGGATGAGGTGCGGAAGCGGAGTGGGGGATAGGGGGATTTCGGGGTGGTTTGACGACGGGCGGCTTATGTGCCGATAATGCAACAGATAATATTGCAGTAGGGGAGCATTCATGAGCGTGGCTGTTGGATTGCTCGTTGCGGCTTTGGCCGCCAACCCTGACAGATGGATAGACGAACATGGCCCTGCCAGCGCCAAGACAGTGATCGGGGAGTGTCTTACAGAGGCCAACCGCCCACTCTCTGATCCCTTGGTGTGCGTGCGCCGCGCCTTAGATACCTGTGAAAATGAGCATGGAACCTATCAGAGAGCGATGAACGATTGTGCGACATTCTCGCGTTTGGCGTGGGAAGCTCGGCGCGCGGCGGTTGCGAAGCAGCTTATGACCGCGCAACAGGTTTCCACGAACTTTCATTCGCCAGACCGGCTCGTTGCTCTGTTGGCCGAGAGTGAAAAGCACTGGGATGCTTGGAATAGCCCTGACTGTGAAATGCAGGCAGCGTTAAGCGAGGGCGGCACTTTCCACCGCTTCGCTCGCGATATGTGCCTTTCGGACCACGCGGCCTACCGCACCCTCGAACTTGAGGCGCTGGCCGAAGACTGGGGAAAGATTTTCAATGTTGATGGTTATGACTGGCCAGGCTGAATGTCCGCAAATGGTCGTTTCCAGCCATGCCTTCAGGGGGCGTAGCGGAGGTGGATCAGGGGGTAGGGGCGGCCCTGGCCGTCCTGGTCGGAGCGGCCGGTGCGGGCGAAGCGCATGGCTTCGTAGAAGCCGATCGCCTGGGCATTCTGTTCGTTGACGTCGGTGGTGAGCGTGGGGTGGAGCGATAGGGCGTGGTCGACCAGGCGGCGGCCGACGCCTTGGCCGCGCCATGCGGGATCGATGAACAGCGCCTCCATATGCGTGCCGTCGATCAGCATGAAGCCTATGGCGTGATCGTCCGGGTCGGTGGCGAGCCAGGCGGGGGCATGGGGCAGGAAGGCGGCGACCTCCGCCTCTATCGCGACGCGGTCTGACGGCGTCAGGAAATCATGGGTCGCGTCGACGGCCTTGCGCCAGATGTCGAGCAGGCGGGCGCCATCGGCGGTGCGGGCGGGGCGGATCGAACTCATGGCGGCCATATAGGGGCGGGGCGCGGGTCGGCCAAATCCGGGCCGGGAGAAAATCGATGAATGGAGGCGGTGCATGGCTCTTTCGGATTTCGAGCGGCTGGCGCATCTGCCGGAGGGCGCGCGCGAGCGGGTGCTCGCCGGGCTGAGCGCGGCGGCGGCCGATGCGCTGGCGCATGACTGGCGCTGGCTGGCGCGGCCGGAGCAACTGGCGCCCGAAGGGGACTGGCGCATCTGGCTGATGATGGCGGGACGCGGGTTCGGCAAGACGCGGGCCGGGGCGGAATGGGTGCGCGGCATTGCGGAGAGCGACCCGTCGGCGCGGATCGCGCTGGTCGGGGCGACGCTGGGCGAGGCGCGCGCGGTGATGGTGGAGGGAGCGTCGGGCCTGTTGTCCATCGCGCCCTGGTGGAACCGGCCGGCCTTCGCGCCGGCGCTGCGCAAGTTGGTCTGGCCCAATGGTGCGGTCGCGACGCTTTATGGCGCGGCGGAGGCGGAGAGCCTGCGCGGGCCGCAGTTCAGCCATGGCTGGGCCGATGAGATCGCCAAATGGGCGGGCGGCGAGGCCGTCTGGGACAATCTGATGATGGGGATGCGGTTGGGCGCGGCGCCGCGCGTGCTGGCGACGACGACGCCACGGCCCGTCGCCCTGCTGCGGGGACTGGTGGCGCGCAGCGGCGTCGACGTGGCCGTGACGCGGGGGCGGACGGCGGACAATGTCGCGCATCTGGCCGAAGGGTTCCTCGCGGCGATGGAGCGCGGCTATGGCGGCACGCGGCTGGGGCGGCAGGAACTGGACGGCCAACTGATCGAGGAGATCGAGGGCGCATTGTGGCGCCGGGACCTGCTGGAGCGGTGCCGGGTGGCGCATGTGCGTGGCGCGCTGGCGCGGGTGGTGGTGGCGGTCGATCCGCCCGCCTCCGCCCATGGAGATGCCTGCGGGATCGTGGTGGTCGGGCTGGGCGAGGACCGGCGGGCCTATGTGATTGCCGATGCGACCGTGGAGGGGGCGACGCCCGAGGGCTGGGCGCGGGCGGCGGCGGCGGCGGCGCTGTTGCATGGCGCGGACCGGGTGGTGGCGGAGGCCAATAATGGCGGCGCGATGGTGGAGAGCGTGCTGCGCGCCGCCGAGGCCGGGCTGCCCGTGCGGCTGGTGCATGCGAGTCGGGGCAAGGTGGCGCGGGCAGAGCCGGTGGCGGCGCTGTACGAGGCCGGGCGGGTGGCGCATCGCGGGAGCTTTCCGGAGCTGGAGGACCAGATGTGCGGGATGATGCTGGGCGGTGGATATGAGGGGCCGGGGCGATCGCCGGATCGCGCGGATGCACTGGTCTGGGGCCTGACCGAGTTGATGCTGGGGCGGCGCGGGGATGCGCGGGTGCGGGGGATTTAGGGGAAGCCGGGTTCCTTCCTGTTCCCGCCTTCGCAGGAGCACGGAACGGCGCGGGGACAGGCTCTGTTGCGGTGGCGGAATGAGGGAACAAGAGTGCGGGGGTCTGCGTAGTCCTTTCGTCTGATTTGCAAGGAGATCGGGTCATGAGATTGGCCAAATGGACGATGGCTGCCGCGGGGCTGGCGCTGGTGGGCTCGCCGGTGCTGGCGGCTTCGCTGAACAGCAAGGAGCGGGCGCGGGTGGCGCGGGCCGCGCCGCGGGACCGGGATGATGTGCGCTATTGCCTGCTCCAGGCCAAGAAGGGGCGGGACAAGGGCACGGTGATCGGCGCGGCGGGTGGCGCGGGCGTGGGCGCGCTGGCCGGCGGCAGCCTGGGCGAGTCCCTGCTGGCCGGTGCGGCGGGCGCCGTGGCGGGCCGCGTGATCGGCAAGAGCGAAGGGACGAATTCGGCCTGCGACCGGGTCCTGGCGCGCAATCCCTGAGGATGTCGGGGGCGGGACAGCCCCCATATAGCTTTCGGTAGGCGGCTGAGCGTCGTCGACCTTCACTATCCTCCCCCCGGTTCCGGAGGGAGGATTTTTTGTGGGTGCATCTAATGAAATTTTTCGGAGTGAAGGCGGCGCGCGGCGGGGCGCGGCCGGTGTTGGCGCGTGCCTGGGGTTCGGGCGGGGTCGCGCTGGGCGAATGGCCGGCCAGCTATGAGCAGCAGGTGCGCGCCGGGGTGGTCGGCAATCCGGTGGCGCAGCGCGCCCTGCGGCTGGTGGCGGAGGGGGCGGGCGGGACAGTGCCGGTCGTCGGCGGCGTCGCGGAGGATGTCCGGGGGCGGGTGAAGGCGCTGGTGACGCGCTGTTCCTCCGGCCAGTCGCTGGTCGAGACGGTGGCGAGCCACCTGCTGCTGCACGGCAACGCCTATGTCCAGATCATCCTGGGCGCGGACGGGATGCCGGGCGAACTCTATGCGCTGCGGCCCGAACGGGTGAGCGTGGAGGCGGATGCGCGGGGCTGGCCGGCGGCCTATCTGTATCGCGTCGGAGAAAGCGTGACGCGTCTGTCGCCGGAGGATGGCGCCGGACGGACCGGGATCGTGCATCTGAAGGCGCTGCATCCGCTGGACGATCATTACGGGCTGGGCTGCGTCGGCGCGGCGGCCGGGGCGGTGGCGATCCACAATGCGGCGACGGTGTGGAACAAGGCGCTGCTGGACAATGCGGCGCGGCCTTCGGGAGCGATGGTCTATGATCCGGGTGACGGATCGGTGATGAGCCCCGAACAGTTCGAGCGGGTCAAGCGGGAGATGGAGATGGCCTTTTCCGGCGCGGCCAATGCCGGGCGGCCGATGCTGCTGGAGGGCGGGCTGGACTGGAAGGCGATGAGCCTGACGCCCGCCGAGATGGATTTCGTCGGGCTGAAGGCGGCGGCGGCGCGGGAGATCGCGCTCGCCTTTGGCGTGCCGCCGATGCTGATGGGACTGCCGGGGGACAATAGCTACGCCAATTATCGCGAGGCCAACCGGGCGCTGTGGCGGCAGACGATCCTGCCGCTGCTGGCGAAGATCTGGGGCGGGCTGGCGCAGGGGTTGCAGGGCTGGTGGCCGGCGCTGTGCCTGAGCGCCGACCTGGATGCGGTGCCCGCGCTGTACGAGGAGCGCGGCGCGCTGTGGGACCGGGTGGCGGCGGCGGACTTCCTGTCGGCGGAGGAGAAGAAGGCGATGCTGGGCATGGGTTGAGGCGGCGGGTGCGGAGGCAAGGATGAAACATGATGGAGAGATGCTGGCGCGGCTGGTGGCGCAGGCCGAGGTGCAGCCGGTGGGGATGGACATGCTGATGATCCGGGCGCTGATCGAGGAGGCGAGCGAATTGGGCGCCGGGCGGGCGCTGGCGCGGCTGGGACTGGCGGATCGTGGGGCCGAGGCGGATGTGCGGGAATTGCGCGAACTGCTGGGTGCCTGGCGCGACGCGAAGAAGGCGGCGCGCGGCGCCGTGGTCGCTTGGGTCGTGCGGATCGTGACGGCGCTGATGCTGCTGGGGATGGCGGTGAAGATGGGATTGCTGGGGCTGGGGCATGAGTGACGTCCGGTTTGCTGGCTATGCGGCGGTGTTCGACCGGGTGGATCGGGGCGGTGACGTGGTGCGGGCGGGGGCCTTTGCCGGGGTGGCGGCAGGGATGCCGCTGCTGTGGCAGCACAGGCCGGGCGAGGTGATCGGGACGGTGGAGAAGGTCGAGGAGGACCGCCATGGATTGCGCGTGATCGGTCGGGTGTCGGCACGGACCGCCGCTGGGCGGGAGGCGGCGCGGGCGTTGCGGGAGAAGGCGGTGGACGGCTTGTCCTTTGGCTATCGGGTGCGGGAGGCGCGGGGGAAAGCGCCGCGTGAACTGCTGGAACTGGAGGTGGTGGAGGTCAGTGTCGTGACCCATCCGATGCAGGATCGGGCGAGGGTGATCGCGGTGGAGTGAGGCGTTAAGAGATTGAGACTAGGCCTTGTTCCAGCAGACAAGGAGATCGGCATGGACAAGGGTGGGGCAAAACGCGGCGGTGGATGGCTGGCCGTCTTCTTTGCCTCGCTATTGGCATTGCCGCTTGGCTTTTGTGGTTATGTGAAGTGGCGCGAGCCGCGAAGCATGCTGCCGGCCGAGGTCCAATGGTCGGAGGTGCTGGCGTTCAACTCCACCTTCGGCTTGCGGGAAGGCTGCTCCTTCGGCGTCTATCGCTTGTCCGACAGCGCCCGTTTTGCATTGTTGCGCGGCGGTAAATTGCCCGGAGGCTGGTGGCCTAGCCCGCTCGCCCTTATTGATGACCGGCATGCCGATCTGGCGCCTTTGGGCAGACAGATCACCTTGCATGCCGATAGCGCGGTGACTTGCGCGTCAGACACGGCACGCCGCTTTCGCCTGGTGGAAGGGTATGAGGACGCGATGCGGGAAAAGGGCAACTGGGTCCGAATACTCAATGGTGGCGAGGCGCTGGTGCTGGTCGCGCCCCGGCGGGGGTTGATTTGGTATTTGAATTTCGGGTGAGGCAGTCGCCCTCATCCAACTTCGCCTAGGCGGCTGGGTCGCCAAGGTTTCGTATCCTTTTCCCGCTGGGAGAAGGAAGTGTTCGGGCGGTCCGGTTGGGCCGCCCTTTTTCGTGGGAGTGGTGGATGACGGATCAGTTGGAAGCGAGCTTTGACGCGGTGGTGCAGGGTGAACGCATTGCGGGACTGGAGAGCGAGGTGGCGGCGCTGAAAGGGGCCCTGCTGATGCAGCAGCGGCCGGCGCTGGATGGCGTCAAGGGCGGGGCGGTCGATCCGCAGCGCGGCGCCTTTGTCGAGAGATATGTGCGGCAGGGGCTGGAGGCCGGAGTCGAGCTGAAGAGCTTTTCCGGGGCGTCGGGCGCGGCGGGCGGCTATGCGGTGCCGCGGGAGATCGACCAGATCATCGGGGCGACGCTGAAGGCGATTTCGCCCATTCGTTCGATCGCCAATGTCGTGCGGACCGGGACGGCGGGCTATCGCAAGCTGGTGACGGCCGGCGGCATCGTGTCGGGCTGGGCCAGCGAGACGGGCGCGCGGGCGGAGACGGCGACGCCGAGCTTCAACGAGATCGTGCCCCCTTCGGGCGAGCTTTACGCCAATCCGGCGGCGAGCCAGGCGATGCTGGACGATGCGCAGTTCGATGTCGAAAGCTGGCTGGCAGGTCATCGCCGCGCGGCTGCTGCGCTCTCGCATGGGGCGGACGGCCGGGCGGGACGGGTGGCAGGCCCTGGTGGATTATCGGGTGCGGGTGGTGCGGCTGTAGCCGATAGGCCCGCCAGCGTTGCGGGGGAGGACCGGGCGGGCGATGGGTCCCCGCTTTCGCGGGGACGACGGTGAAGCGCGGGCTTAGACGCCCGGCTTCGAATAGTCTTCATATTCCCCGACGATCTTGTCCCGATATTCGCTGATCTGGTCGTCGGCGTCCGATTGGGCGTCCTTTTCCGACATGCCGCTGGATTTGTCGTCAGCGACGATGGCGGTGCGGAAGGCGGTTTCCTTGGCGCCGCATTCGCTCTTCAGCGTGGCCTGGAAATCGGCAAGCGACAGCTTCTTGTCGATGGCGGGCTGGATCTGTTTCGACAGGCACTGGGAATAGTCCTTGCGGCCGGTGCCGACATCGACGCCGCCCTGCGGAGCGGCGGCCAGCAACAGCATCAGGGGGGCGGTAACAAACATAGGGGCCTCTCTCCAAATCCCGAATCTTGCACGGTTTATCTTAGAGGAGAATGCGCCATGGGCGTGGAAAAAGGAAGCGCGTTTCTGTTGAAAATAGGGGATGGGGGCGCCCCGGCGGCCTATGCGACCGTGGCGGGGATGCGGACCACGCAACTGTCCGTCAATGGCGAGGCGGTGAATGTCACGCACAAGGAATCGGGCGGCTGGCGCGAACTGCTGTCCGGCGCGGGCGTGCGATCCGTCAGCGTGTCGGCGGCGGGCATATTCACAGGATCCGCGGCGGAGGTGCGGCTGCGCAACCATGCGCTGGCCGGGACAATCGAGGATTATGAGCTGAGCTTCGAAAGCGGCGAGAAGATGCGCGGGCGCTTCCTGGTGACGCGGCTCGATTATGCCGGGGATTATAATGGGGAGCGCAACTATGCGCTGGGTCTGGAGAGTTCCGGGCCGGTGGTGTCGCTGTGAGCGCGCCCAATGGCGCAAGGGGCGAGGCCGCTCTGGAGCTGGGCGGGGAGCGCCTGGTCCTGCGGCCCAGCTTCGCGGCCCTGGTGGCGGCCGAGGAGGAATTGGGGCCGCTGTTCGCACTGGTGGAGCGAGCCGCCGACGGGAAGCTGTCGCTCGCCGAGATGGCGGGGCTGTTCTGGCATTGTCTGGTGGAGCCGCCGGCGGGGCTGACGCGCGATGCGCTGGGCGAGGCGATCGTGGCGGTCGGGCTGGCGAAGCTGACGCCTGTCCTGCGGGGAATATTGGCACAGATTTTGGGGGGACGATGAGCTTTTTCAAAATGGCGGCGCGACTGGCAGGGGTCGCGGGGTGGTTGCTGGGCTGGCGGCCGGACGAGTTCTGGCGGGCGACGCCGGCCGAGCTGGAGAGCGTGTTGCGCGCGGCGCGCGGAGATGAGGAGGAGGCGCGCGGCGGGATGGACCGGGCGGAGCTGGAAAGGCTGCGGGCCGGGATGCCGGACGAAGGCATGTCGGGCGCCGGGAGCATAGCGCCGGAAAGGGGGAGCCAGCCTTCCGCTTGAAACGAGGGGAAGCTCGGCCGGGCCGAGCTCCCGCCTGCGCAGGAGCGCATTGCGGTTCAGGATGAATTTGGGGGGTGGGATGGACGAGGAAATCGATAATCTGGTCGTGCGGGTGCGGGCGGATACGCAGGGTTTTGCGCGGGATGTGGAGGCCATGCGAGGGGCGCTGGAGGGGCCCTTGGCCACGGGCGCGGAGCGAGCCGGACGGCGGATCGAACAGGGCTTGCTGCGGGCCGTGCGCACCGGGGCGTTCGGGTTTCAGGAATTGAAGGCGGTCGCGCTGCGCATGCTGGATGACATTGCCGCCGGCGCCCTGCGGGCCGGGGTGAACAGCATTGGTGGCGACGGCGGGCTGATCGGGCTGGCCGCGTCGGCGCTGGGTCTGCCGGGGCGGGCGACCGGCGGGCCGGTGGCGCCGGGGCGGGCCTATGTCGTGGGGGAGCGGGGACCCGAGGTCTTCGTGCCGACGATGAGCGGGCAGGTCGTTGCCAATGGCGGGCCAAATGGCGGGCAGGGCGGCGGAAGCGTCCGGGACGTGCGGGTTTCCATTGCGGTTCAGGGGCAGGGTGCCGACAGCGCCCGATTGCTGGCGCGCAGCGCGCGGCAGGTGGCGCGCGCGGTGAGGGGAGCGATAAACGGATGAATGCCTTGGGCTATTGGCTGGCGGATGCGCGGCGGGGGCAGGAAACGCGGTTCATGAAGCGTTTTGCACCGACGCACTGGACCGTCAATTTTCCCCGGCCGATGATGGCCAGCGTGGTGACGACCGCGTCCGATGCGCTGCGGGTGGATGCGGTCTTC